TAAGTATGCGGCCTATTGTAATTAATTCGGCCAAGTCCTGAAGGACTTGTGAACCCTGAAGGCCCGACAGGAGCAAGAGGTCTCTACGAGACCTGTTCTTGACTCAGAATCAGGTTACCGTGTAAAGTATAGCACTTCCAGAATTTGAATCGTTACCAACAAACTCCCCGATAGGACCCGTGCGTTTCACACGGACATCCTCCTGAAGAAAACCCAGCCAAGGATTCTCGCGAGTCTGATCAGCTGGTTCCATATCTCTGAATACATCAAACTGATTGTCATGAGCGGCAACAGATTGAGATATTCTTGCGGGTGCTGGTGGGAACCGCTTGTACGCGAGGTACAATAGGGCCAACACTATCACGACCGCAATTAGTTTAAATAACATTATTATTACTTGGCAATATTTTAGGCTGCATCAGGCACCTCCTCCTCCTCGATAATGGGCTCCGGGAGCTTCTTCGAAGCTCCCTCGGCCGCCGCCTTGGCCTCGGCTTCCAGAGCCTCCTTGCGCTTCAGGACCTCGGCAGCCACGCGGATATCCGCCTTGGCAACCAGCTCCTCCATCGACGCCTCTGGGAACTCCTTCTTCAGGTCGTCAAGCAGATCAGCCGGGTGGGGAATTGGTGGCACGTCTGGCTTGGTGTAGAACTTGCTGTTCTCGTCACCGGGCTCGATGAATGGCGTCTCGGAACCATCGATGGGCTTGGCCATCATGTCGCGCTTGCGCTTCTCGAACATTGCAGCCGCAGCCTGCTGGCTCTTGCGGTAGTTGACCATAATCTCCTCGAGCTTCTCGTTCTGGTAGTGGACGTCCTCAATCTCCTCGCGTCTGGGAGGGATCAGAAGCCACTTGTACATGTCAACCACGTAAATGTCCACCAGGGCGTCATCCTTCTGGAGGCGCTTGGCGTGGGCGCCCGCCTCGTCACGAGTCGGGAAGCAGCCGCGGATCTTCAGGCCCAACTGATCATTCTTCTGGGGCAGATCAGGGCCGACGAACGACACACATGCGAAAAGCTGTCCTGGAACAGTCAGGTAATCCTGCTCGAGAGAACCCATATAAAAGTAACAGGCGTTTTTCTTTTAAGTCTAGAAACGCAATGGATCTCAGGAAGGTTCACAACGATTACAAACGTAAACACATTAACAAATGGGTAATGCCGAATTCCTATGTGCTCGACTGTGGGTGTGGCCGTGGTGGCGACTGGTGGAAGTGGAAGGCTTGTGGTGTTCGTGTAGCGGCCATAGACCCTGATGCCGAGTCACTCGCTGAGGCCGAGAGCCGTGCGAACGAGATGGGGTTTGACGTCTGGTTCCTCGGCCAGGGTGACATCCGCCAAGCAGCCTTTGCAGGACCCTATGACGTGATCTGCTATAACTTTTCGCTCCACTATATTTTTGAAAATGAAAAGACCCTTGAAGAATCCCTTAGGGCTATCAAGGTGGCCCTGAAACCAGGTGGCCTCCTGATAGGCATCACCCCCGAGAAGGCTCGGGCCGAGGCCATGGGTCCCAATTTCATGGACAAATTAGGAAATGAATTCAAGGTCATGAGTGACCGCCTTTTGGTCCGACTGACTGATGGTCCCTTCTATGCCAATGGGGGCAAAGAGGAGCCACTTCTGGATGGACAAGTTCTTATAGAACGTCTGAAAGAATTGGGTTTCAACCGACTCGCATGGGAACCCATGGTACCCAGGCCGACCGGGTTGATTTCGGATTTATATACAAAATTTGTCTTTGTAAATGCTAGAGATGTGGACCTCCGTCTTGTGGGTCATCGTCATTTTCCTGACTCTAGTAGTGGTCTTGATAACTAATTCAGAACCAAAAATGCTGGTCGAACTGAAGGACCGGTACTTTAGGATCCTTGACATTCTCCGCGCAACGGGTGACCCCCTCTGGAAGCCAGTACTGAAACCGGCCATCATCACGGGGCTCCATGGGAAGAAGGATGGCGTCATAGGTTCGAACGTGAACAAGGGGTACGAAATTTACATCTGCCTGGATGGAGACGATGTAAACTCGGCTTTTTATGTGCTCATGCACGAGTTGGCCCATATGACCGTGCCCGAGTATGATCACTCGATCAAATTTTGGGAGAATTTTGAGAAACTAAAGAAGATTTGTATAGACAGTGGCCTGTACACGACTGCGGGCGTCCGCAGTTATTGTGGGGACATGGTGAGGGACTGAGCGTGTCGCGAAGCGACTCTCAGCGCTTGACGGCCGAAGGCATCACAACTGCGGTGCAGTTGGTCTTTAGGCCTTGTCCCCCAGAAACTGCCGAGCAAAGTAGAACACGATGGCGGCGATCAGGGCCGTCACGGCCATACCTGTCATGGACATCTCGCCGTTCTCACCCAGAAACTTGGGCACCATCGTGCTCAGTTTGCCCTGAACAGGCTTGGAGTAGGCGATGACGGCGGCAACACCAGCCAGAGCCGCGTACCACTGCTCATCCGTGAGTCCAAAAGGGTTCTTGGAAGAGCCGGAAGAGCCCTTGGAGGACCCCGCGCGCTGCTTCTGTGGTGGTGCCTGCTCGTAGGGCGAGCCCTGAACCTCATCCTGCATCATCTGTCCTGGACCGGGCATGACTTCCTCAATCGACGACGAAAACTCCGCCATTTGAGATTCGTCTAGGTTTTTTTCAGGACGCTGCTCCTCGCGCAGCAGACCCGTCGGGACCGTGCGCTTATTTTCCTCCTTCTGAGCGGGCATCTCTACAGATGCTGACGCGACTGGAATAGGCGTCGACAAGTCTGAAACATTTGGGTCGTACGTCAACATCTAATTCAGCTTCTGAAAAGAAAGATGACCTAACTACGCGCCCCTGACTTTTTGACAATGACGGTCCCTCCGCGCCTCTGGGCCGTCGGGGCGAGTGGTTGTGCGACTGCCCTGGGGTTATAGTGACGCTGATGGTACTGCCAGAATGCAGGGGAGCCCACATGGAACCCCCGGCGGATCGGTGCCTTGTACCAGAACACACAGTCCGTGATTCGATTACTCTTTGAGGTGTTGTCGAGCACGAGGCACTCGTAGTTTTCTGTACAGGCGTCCATAACCTGTGAAAACTGGTCGAACGTCGGGAAGACGCCGAAGAAAGCCTTGTACAGGTTTTCGCGGTTCTGTCTGACGTTGTCTCGCAGGGCGAACACATAGTCGACATTGGTGCGGATCATGGGCGTCATATCCATACAGTACTGAGTCGTCATCATGAAGAATATCTTCCAGTGGCGCCCGTTCATAAAGAGCTGGCGGATACACGTGTCCCTCATGAAGCTTCGGTCATACATGCAGTCATCCATGAGGATAAAAACTGGATTGCACTTCCCTACCGCCAAGAGCTTCTTTTGGCGCTCTATGATTTTCTCTAGGGCATCCTTGTTATAGTCGCCATAGACAAACAGGTCTGGGATGAACTGCTTGTAGTAGCCATTGCCTTCTTCAGTGCCTGACATGGCTATCCCGGCTGGAATATGCTTCTTGTGCCAGAGAATGTCAGTCACGAGTGTGGACTTGCCTGTACCACGCTTTCCTATAAAGACGCAAACCTTGTCATCCGCCATCTTGGACGGATCGAACTTTCTGAGCTGAAGCGTCATTTCTAGTAAGTCCGTAGGACTTATTTATCGCGCAGCGCCGCGATCAAGACCGAGTCGGCTCGAGTCGCGTAGCGACTCTTGTCTCGTGATACCCACGGGTCCTGGGGCGCCCTTCGGGCGTAAATAACCGCCAAGGAAAAGCGTCTGCGACGCTTTGTTTTTTCCTTCGCACTTACTAGGAATGTCCGCCGGCTACATTCAGTTGGCGGCCATCGGTCAACAGGACGCGTACCTTACAGGGGAACCACAAGTGACTTATTTTTCAGGGGTGTACCGCCGTCACACGCCATTCGTGCTCGAGGCGTATGACATCCCCTTCCTGGATCAACAGGTTGGGTATGGTCAGAATAACATATGTAGAATTCCCCCTAAAGGTGATCTCATTCGAGGTCTTACTCTCAAACTCGATTTACCGGCTCTCAACAACCCCGGAGCCGATTGGACCTGGCCGACCGCTCCAGATGCCGTCACGAACGATCCCCATATTCGAATCATCAAACCCGCCAATGGCTCGGCAAACACGACCCTTACTGCGACCCTCTTGGTACCTTCATATTCTACAAACAACGCTTCTCTGTGGTTCAGTGGAACCTTCACGCCTTACGTAGAATACAATGCATCTTTCAATAAATTCGTGTTTAGTAATTGTGCCGCCGTCGAGGTGGAAAACTCGAGTTCGTACCTGGCATCCGGCGTCTTTTTTGGTCTCGATCCCAAGGCTTATTCAAATATAAATCCAGTAAGCGGTAACCTCGTGTACACCGTCAATAGCACTTCTAATTTGTCTGCAAATTCAATTTCAAATTCGTCTGCAAATTTCATATCGACCGTGACGAGGGCGGGCGACTTTACACTCGAGCAGGCGGGGTGGGTCAGGTCTATAGGTGCCCTCGCAGCTGATACCAAGACGGGTTTCTTCTCGTACCTTAATCAACCCTATAACGTATCTGGTCAACAGTTTTTGAATTTCAATTCAATATCTGCAACTGGTCCATATTGGACGGTGGCTGATCCGTCTGCAAAATATCAAATAACCACAGGTGGTCGCTTGCAGTTCACGTCATCTGGTTTGTACGCACTCAAGGCTGGGTTTGAGCTCGGCGCCGGTTCTATGGCCACACTCAGTTACGGTTCGAGCACAATTGAATCCATCGAGGGTGGGGCGCCCGTCAACCCAAATTTTGAATATACGTACACGTTTCGCGTTTCGCCCGATCCCTCCATGCCCACCGTCATCCCCGTAAACATCACCAACACATCCAATACCTATTATTTTTACGTCACGAGTACAGGTACTCAACTCCAGGTGGCATCTTATATATCTATAAACCCGGTTGACGAAATTTATAAAATCACCACGGGTATCGCCATGGATGCAAACCCATGTCGCATTCAGTTGTATGGAAATGTTTCTGGAAACAGCAGCACCTCCCTGGTCCTCTCCTCCAATTCTATAATAAAATTCAAAAATGCAGGGGAGTACCTGGTGACTGGTGTCTTGTCACTGAATAGTGGGTACGTATCAAACGTTTCTATATGGGAAGGATCCAATCTCGAATACGTCTATGATATGTCCCTTCAGGGCCGCGACCCAACGTTTGCTTTTACACTGCCCGTTATAGTTTCAGACGCGACCAGGAGTTACACTATGAACATAGCGACAACCGCCACAACAACTATCCTTGCGAATAGCTATTTTGTCGTGAACCGTGTCGGTGTTTATACCGGCGCCGTACCAGATACGGTCGTTTTACCCGATAACGGCTTGACCTTTCGATCGAACGTCACGACCCTCACGAGCCCTTTTGATTTTACTTCAAATTTCACATCAAATGGCGTCTCAAACCTCATTTCTTATACACAGACCGGCTTTCAATTTAGCAATGCAGGAACGTACATGCTCACTGGGGCCGTCTGTACCGCCGATCCCGTCAACAGCATCACGTTCGGCACGCGGACATACCAGGTCGGCGTCGGTCTTTTGCCCCCTTACACGTTCCAGGTTCCTCTCATCGTGTCCGACACGACCGCGACGTATCCCGTGTCTGTAACCGTCTACGGATCCACAACCGCTCCAAACATATTCTCAAACACATTCATCTCGGTGTACCCAATAACAAGCACAGTTGTTCAGGCTTCTACTCAGACGTATGCATATTATGACTCCGTAGGTACATGGGCCATCAAATCTGCAGATCTCAAGATTGGTGGTCAGACGATCCAGACTCTGACTGGCGAGTTCATCGAGTTGTGGAACGATCTCCATGTTCCCTATGAAAACCAACCGGGTCTCCAAATTCTCACGGGCAAGAACGATACCGGCACCACCATAAACCCCCCTGGGCGCACATATTTCGTGAATTTACCCTTTTATTTCTACGGAAACCCATCGTTGTATTTACCTCTCATGGCGCTCGATAGACATGACGTGGAGGTTCACGTGACCTTTAGAAACTTTTCCGAGTTGAC